TTGGATTAATAGTGTGATTGACATTTCTTAAATAACAATACTTAAATTTTGGAAGTTTTAAGTTTCTACTTCCCCTATGATGAAAACTTATCTGAAATACATGTGGAAACTTGTATCCAACGTCTGCATTTACTGTAGTTCCACCAACGTTAAACGATGCTCCAAATGTATCTGGATATAATTGTTTTCGAAAGTGCTTAATTATCTTGCGCACTTGTTCTGCTTCTTGTGCAGAATCAGCGATAAACTTAAATTGAAACGCAAATTCTCTTAGATTGACTCCTCTAAATAAAGCTCTTACGTTTGGATTGATAATCATTCTCGTAGCGCCTGTCACAGCATTTCTGATTCCACTAAGTGGATTAAATATTTCGTTTATTCTTTGTAAACTAAATCTCGAAGCTTCAGAAGCTATATCAACATTTCCATCTAGTAGATCAAAGAAACTACCTTTAGCGTTTTCGTATAAATCTGCCACCGCTTTTCCAGCGCCTACAGCCACATCAGCTCCTGCATTAACCAAAGCCTCTGTAACTGCTCCGGAAGCTCCTAGACTCGCATTTTCATATTGTACACCATCAGCATAGTTAAAAGAAATTGGCATGTACAGATCAACGATTGGTTCGTCTCTTTTAAGTTGAAAGTCCAATCCACCTGATACTGCAGCTATGGCGGCTTTACCAATGGCCGTATCAGTTATCGAGTCTCCTTGAGCTGCAGCTCCTGCCAGAGCTTTTTCAGTTTGAGCTGATATACCTCTTTCGGCTATTTCTAATGCTTCATCTTCTTCATCAGGCGATAATGGTTTTTTTAAACTTTGAGATGCTGTAGTTGATGGCCCTAAATTTGCAAATTCTTCAGCATGTTCAGTACCGTCTACTAATCCTGTGTTAGTTGAAAGATTGTCAGTCGGTTGTTTAACATGAGATTTCTGTGTAACGCCATCTTGCTTTGATCTAAATTCAAAGACTTGAAATTTTACTCGTGACTGATAAGCTGGATTACCAGTTTCTAATGGATATTTCAGATCTTCGCCATGGCCTTGCAATGACTGAGCGAAAGATAACAGTTCATTGCCTATCGTTGAAGTAGCAGTGGATACAACATTTTTGATTTTAGGGCCTTCTCCACCAAAAGCATCTAGCCCTGGTACGGCATTGGCAACTATCTTTTCTCCACTTGGACCTAGCTTTTGTAGCTTAGCTCCCGGAAAATCTAGCATTGGCATATTTTTTTTCCTTATAGATATAGTTAAGTATTATTTTTCTATTTATAACGAAAATCATGGTTTATTCAGGCTTATATAAAGTTAAGAACAGACAAAAGTACAAAGGTGATGCCTCTAAAGTAGTATATAGGTCTTTATGGGAGAAAGCCGTATTTCAGTGGTGCGATAATAATCCAAAGGTAAGAAATTGGAGTTCTGAAGAAGTTATAGTGCCGTATTTTTATGAAGTTGATAAGAAATACCACAGATATTTTGTTGACATGAAAATAGTATTTGATGATAAAACTCTCTTAGTAGAGATAAAACCAGAAAAAGAAACACGGCCACCTGAAGGTAAAAGAAAGACTAAGCAGTACATAAGTGAAGGTTTGACATATATAAAAAATATGAATAAGTGGGAAGCCGCAAATGAATTTGCTAAAGATAGAGGATGGGAGTTTCAAATATGGACTGAAAAGACTTTACAAGAAATGAAACTTATGCAAAAACCAGTCCCTGGAAAGCTCAAAGGTACATATAAACCATTAAAACAATTCAGGCGTAAAAAGCGCAAAAAATAGTTATAAATAGAAGTATGAGCAATCTCTTTCAAAAACTAGAACTAGAAGCATTTAGAGCTGGTATTACACCGCGTACAGCGCAATCTCGAGACTGGTTTCGTAGAAGAATTCAAAGGTTGACGAGAATAAATCGCGAACAGCTTATGAGAGAAGATGAATTAGAACAAGTTCGTACCCATAGTTATGGTGGAATGTTTATGTTTTTCTACGATCCAAAGACAAAAGACAAATTGCCGTACTACGATACGTTTCCACTTACAATTCCAGTAGAACCAGCTAAGGGTGGATTCTATGGAGTTAACTTACACTATCTTCCTCCTGTATTAAGAGCTAAATTTTTAGATGGATTGCTAGAGATAACTAATAACAAAAAATACGACAACACTACCAAATTTAGATTGACATACAGTTTATTAAGTGGTACACGAAAATTTAGATATTTCAAGCCTTGCTTTAAACATTATCTACTTAGTCAAGTAAAATCAAAATTTGCTGAAGTGCCTGCACCTGAGTGGGAAATTGCTACGTTCTTACCAACCGCATCATGGAAAAAGTCTAGTGCAGGAAGTATATACTCTGATTCTAGGAGAGCTGCCAATGGCAACTAGTGTAGATGAATTAAAAGCTTTAGCCTCGGTTAAATTAGGTTTTGCAAGAAACAACAGATTTTTAGTTACTTTGCCCGGAACTTTTGGTGGTGAAAGTACTAGAAACATAAACATACTCTGCAGTAACGCTAGCTTACCGGCAAAAACTATCATAACTAACGAAAGACGAATAGGTATGGAGTTTCAAAAGATGGCTTATGGCTATGCTGTGGACGACGTGTCTATGACCTTTTATCTTATGAATGACTATGGAGTTAAAAAGTACTTTGATAACTGGCGCTCATCAGTAATAAATGAGACCGGTATGGAATCTAATTATAAGAAAGAATACGCAAGAACAGTACAAATCCATCAGCTAAGACAACCATTGAAAGGATTTAGTAAACAACTAGGACCTATTAGATTTAATCTTGGTCTTGGAGGAGGCTCGGTTTACAGTGTAGATTTGATCGACGCGTTTCCAATAAATACTAGTCAGGTAGACTTAAACAACGAACTTGACGGTCTAGTCCAATTGACCGTTACATTTGCATACACTAACTGGAGAGTTGCTAGTGGAGTGCAGAACTTTATTAATATGGACATACAAACACCTCTTGGTGGAATATCATTATTTTAAGGAGTGAAATGAAATGGCGCTGCCAAAACTAAATAACGTACCTAAATATCAGATCTTGGTACCATCACTAAATAAAAAAGTATCAGTAAGACCTTTTCTTGTTAAAGAAGAAAAAGTTATGTTGATTGCTTTAGAATCTCAAGATCCTCAACAAATCGCCATGGCCATGTTAGATGCCGTAACTGCGTGTATTATAGACGAAATAGATACTAAAAAATTAACAGGTTACGATGTCGAATACTTATTTTTGCAAATTAGAGCAAAGTCAGTTGGTGAAACAACTAAAGTGTTACTTAAATGTGATAAGTGCGAAGATCAACATGAGACAGAAGTAACCATCGATTTAAGTAAGATTGAAATGAAAGGTCAGACAGACGATAATGAAGTTAAAATTACAGACAATGTAGTGCTAGAAATGCAGCACCCGACTTTTATGTCTATGATGAAAAACGAAAAAGCAATAGGGTTCGATAAAACTGAACAGGCTTTTGCTTTAATTAAAGAATCAGTCATGTCTGTCATGACAGACGAAGAAAGAATCGATATGAACGATACTTCGCATGAAGAGTTTCAAGAGTTTTTAGAGTCTATGACTCAAGAACAGTTTGGTAAGGTTAGAGAATATGTTGAAAAGATTCCAAAGCTTACTTATGACGTAAATTATGAATGTGGTAAATGTAAAGAGAAAAATACCATAGTGTTGGAGGGCCTGCAAAGTTTTTTATAATTAGTCTATCTCATACGTCGTTGCATGCGTATTATAAAACAAATTTTGATTTAATGCAACACCATAAGTATTCACTTAGTGAGATAGACAATTTGATACCGTGGGAAAAAGAAGTATATGTTGGAATGTTAGTTGATTTAATTAAAGAAGAAGAACTAAAACAGAGACAAGGAAATGGCTAAACTAGACGACGTAATTCAGCAACTTAAAGAAAACAATGAGACAAATGTCGACATCAGTGCCGGCGTTGCCGGTCTTGAAAACATGTTTGGAGCTTATTTTGCCAGTGAAGCTAGAAAAAAACTAGAAGAAGGCAGAGAAAAAGGTTCTAATACAGCTGCGGCAGCACAAGCCAGAGGTGGTAAAAAATCTGGTGGCGGTGGTATTATGTCAGGCCTTGGTGGTTTCTTAGGTGGTAAAGGTCTAGGAGCAATACTCGGTGGAGCAGGAATTGGTATAGGAGCGGCAGGTGCAGGTGTTGGCGCTTTCTTTATGGGTCTTGCTGGAGCCGAGGCTATCATGCAAAAGTTTGGTGGTGGTGACAACCTTAAAAAATTATTGATTAACTTAGGTGAAGGCCTTGAAGGTCTTGGTGGTAATGGTCTGAAGGCCATTGGCGCGGTTCTAGCGACCGGTGCTATATTTGGAGCACTTGGTAAAGGATTTAGCGCTGGAGCAGGAATAGCTCTTATGGGAGCTGGAATAGCTGGTTTCTTTACGGCTTTAGCCGCATCTGATAAAGCTATGGAAATGATGGATAGTGGCGGTGGAAAGAATATATCTGCATTCTTAAAGAATTTTGGTGAGGCACTAGGTTCTCTTTCAAATGAAGGTTTGGTAAAGCTTGGTGGTCTTATGGCAGGTGGTGGAGCACTTGCAGCTTTATTTGGTGTAGGTAAGGCGGCAAAAGCGGCCGTTGGAATTACAGCTATTGGAGCTGGTATCGCTGGATTCTTTACAGCTTTAGGTGTAGGTGATAAGCTAACTCAATTACTAAACGTCGACGGTTCTGCTATTACGACCATGATGAAGAACGTAGCAGAAGCGCTTAATGCTTTTTCACCAGATAGTTTAAAAGCACTAGGCGCATTTATGGGAACTGGAGCAGCACTAGGATTATTCGGCGCGCCATTAGCTGGCATGGCTTCAATTGGTATGACCTTGATCGGCGCTGGTGTAGCTGGTTTCTTCGGAGCTTTGGCTGGAGTTGGCGATCTCTTCAATAAGATGGGAGTAACTGGAGGTGGCCTTAAAGACATTATGAAAAATATGGCAGAGGCTCTAGGTGAACTTGGAAAACTTGATTCAAATATTGGAGATAAAGTAAGTGCGCTGTCTGGTGTAGGACCTGCGATGTTAAAGTTTTTTGGAGCAGCTGGTCTAGGTGCTATAACTGATAGTGTAATGGAAGGTGCCACAAAAGTAATTAACTTTTTATTTGGCACTAACATGGAGGCCAACCAAGATAAGAGAAGAAAAGGTCAGATCGCAGCAATAGTAGATTCTTTAGCTCCACTAAAAGACTTAGACGTACAAATGATAAAGAGCTTAGACCTAATGGGAAATGCGCTCGTTAATTTTGGAAAGTCGTTTGAGTCATTACAAAATTTAAGAGTAACAAACTTCAAAAGAAGCATACAAAATATAGCGAGTAGTCTAGCATCAAGTTACGACTTACTTAATGTTATGGCAAATGGTGGTAAGGCTGGATCGGGCTATTTTGATGGTATGAAAGAAGTAGACTTTGGACCAAAAGGTTCAGGTGGTATCTTAAATCCAAATCTTAATATAGACAAGCTCGTAGAAACAATAGAAAAAGTTAACTTTGTACTTGGAAAGACTACCGTTAAACCAACCAGTGTTGAACCACCAGCTATAGATAGTGGATCTAGATCCGCTGGCAGAGGAACTGGTGGAAATGTAAATGTTAGCACTGGAGGAAATGTCGACGCTTCTGATCGTAGTGTAAAGGTTGGAGGTACTACACTAATGAATAAGGGCCCCGGTGTAGACACCGCAGACCCTTATCTTGCAGCTGCAGGTATAATGTAATTAGTCTTCTTTTGCTAATTTTGCAAAGTAAGACATAGTATCCTGAGCTTCATCGTCCATTTCAGCGGCAGATACCGGTTCAATGGCTGGAACAGGTTCATTGATCTGAATCTCTTCCTTAACGGTGTAAGCACCAGCTGTAGCTTCTTCACCAAGAACTCTCATCAACTTAGTTTTAAGTTCATCATACGTCTTATAGTTCTTTGGATTAGTAAACTCTGTTAAGTCATGCATACCTTCGTATACAGTCTTCAACTGATCTTCATTTCCATCTAAGAGCTGTACAGGACTAGTAAACTCAGACTTGTCGTAGTTTCTATAACCTTCAACATTTCTAATCTTAAGTTTAAAGTCTGCACCTTCCCACATATCAAATGGATCGATTGGCTTTTCATCTGCAAACGCCGGATTCATAAGATCATAAATCTTATCAAAGATCTTCTTGCCAAACTTATATAGGAACACCTTACCTTCGTTATGAGGAGCTGAAGGATCGTTTGCTACATAGATGTTTGTAACATAATGAAGTCTACGTTTTTGAGCCCGGGCTTTTTCTTTATCTGATTCGATACCAGAATTCCAAAGCTTAGAGTTAAGTTCTCCTACTGGATCATTTTGACCAATAGAAGTTAGAGAGTTTTCAATATACCACATACCGGTTGGACCTTTAAATCCATGGTCCCAATATCTAACAAATGGAATCTCTCCGTCTTTCCCAGGCAAGAATCTGATAACAGCATAGCCATTACCCGCCTTGTCAACGGTAGGTTTCCAAATCCTATCATCTGCATAGGACTTAGTTTCTCCACCATTTGCGGATTCTGCTGCCTGAATAATTTTATTGATGTTTGCGCCACGATTGCGCTTTAGAGTTTCGAACGACATAGTATTGTCTCCTTATTTACTGAAGTATTAACTGAAATATTACGCTGTATATTAATGTAACCCTGCCAACATCATAGCGATACAAAGTTACCTATATTATATATAAGCATCTACTCAAATAACGATGAGTCGATTGAATTTTTTTTCGGTAAGAAATTCAATTCCATCGCTTCTGCCTCTAACTTATCTTTTATTACAGGCGATATAAACTTCTTAATGTCTTCTATTTCGATTTCGTTCTTTTGACATACATCGAGAATAGCATCCATGTAAGGTATATGTTTATCACTCACTGTAGCTTCGATAAGTTTAGTGAATTTTGACTTAGTCAAAAACTGGTCTTCTAATTTGTTACTCATTTATCAAGTACTCTTAACAATAATGTTTCCTCGTTGAGTCTACCATTAGGAGTGTTGACCTTTACCGAAAGGTTTGATAACTCTTTTTGTATTTGATTAGGAGTCTTATCGAGAATCAATGGCAACATATCCATTGGCTTTCTTAACCTAACCTTAATACTTTGTTCTTTATCGAAGTACTTTATAGTTGAACCTGATATTTCAAATCCACTTGGATTATCGGTATAGAACATACTGAGTTCTCTATGTTTGGCATTGAAGGTATATAACCTAGTCTTACCAACAATTTGAACTGGATTGATAGACACGACTTTAAAGTCATTATCTTCTCTTTTAAATTTAACTTTAGCGACTTGTTTATCGGCAGACTTAGGTCTTTTAACCTTTATAGTTCTACTTGCTTTAGTCGCTGCTTTGATGCTATCGAGATCTGATAACATATCATTACACGCTTTAATACGGCGGTTGAGTTCTGATCTCTTCAAGTGAGAATACCCTTCAACTGCTTGGTCACATCTTTTATGGTAGGCATCTTCATAATCTAGTAACCAGCCCTCAACCACCCCACGAACTGGCAGTGTAGCGGAGCCTGCCAAGCCATGGAACTTGAACCTATCATATAGATTGATAGTAGATTCTTTTCCGTCGATCCAATCGTCTTCGAGTTCGAGTAGATCTTGCATAATTGTATTACTAATCTTTTTCTGCAATCTTTGAGCAGGAGATAGTGTAATGACATTAGCACTATCTTTCTTGGCCTTTTGCTTTTCAGCGTAGAGCACCTTACCAGATTCGATAATATCTGTCATACGCTTTTGTAAAGCTTCTTGCCAATAAGGTAACTTATCGTCTTGAAGATTGCTATTGATAAAGAAAGCAGTAGCTGCTGAATAGTAACTTGGTAAGAGCTTATATTCAGGATTTGACAAGATGTATCTTGCCTCTTGCTTACTGAAATTATTTTTGACATATGTCTTTACTTGTTCAATAGCATCTTTACGAGATACTTCGTTTTGAAAGTAATATTGTACACTTTCTAAACCTTTCTCGATTGGAGCAGCATTCGCACCACTACGAACTTTTGCTCTTGCTATTTTCTTTTTTGATTTTCTACCTTTTAGTGCTGTGAGTCCCATTATCTTTCTCCCCTTCTATAACTTCCAACTGCGCCTTTAACCATTGCTGGATATTTACCTAAGTAAGTACCAGCTTCCAAATCACCTATAGTCACAAGATGCTTGTGCATATGTTCTATATTATCATAATTAGCTAGTATGTACTTAGCTAACTCATCGAACTCTTGATCCGATATAAGTGGATCACCTTGCTCATAATAAGCATAGGAACACATTAAATATTTTGCTATAGGATTTTTCATACCACCTGCCTCGCAGCCTGTACTTTCTTTTCGTTTTCCAAAAAGACTTTATCCATCATAGTAACCTCAATTGAGTTACTGATTTCAAAAGCTAAGTTAGGATGCGTATCACAAAGCTTTTCGACAAACTGTACTTTTTCTACAGCTGTCATCCTAGCTAACATATCTACTAACATATTCATATCCATAACAACTCCTCATTTTTTATTTTATAAGTATATTCTATCATACTTTTGAGCAAATGTAAAGGACTTTTTTCACTTCAAGGTGATTTTTTTTAGCTTTAAGCAAATATATTCTTTTCCGTTTGGGGATTTTATTTTAACATGTGGTATATTTTCGTCTGGTTTTCTGCATTCTACCTTATGCCACTTGTAACCATCTTGAATTTGTTTGTTTGCGGTTACGACAAACTCTTTATTAGCCATCATCCAAAGTGTGGCTACAAATATTAGTTCCATTCCTCTTCTCCATAATTGGCCTCTCCTGAGAGATTCGAACTCCCGACCCACGGCTTAGAAGGCCGTTGCTCTATCCACTGAGCTAAGGAGAGAAATTGTTACCTTCTCATTTTAGCGTATGCTTTGATGTCATCGCCTTTACCAACAGGGACTGCGTTTGATTTGTGCATGGTTGCGATACCAACGATGTAGTCACCACTATAGACTTTTGCTGCCTTACGGCCTTCGATTGGCCCGACGTAATCCGACGTCGGGATGCTCTTACGGTTTGATGAATAATCCGGAATACTGTTGCCACTAGATTTCTCTTTGTTTTTAAGCTGACTAGGATGAACACCACGCTTCTTTAACCAAGCATCGTGTTCAGCCTGAGCTTTTTGCCACCCCGGCTTTCGGAAAGGTTTACGTTTTTTACTGTTATTGTTATTGTAATAAACTGGCATTAAGTGCATAGTCATACTTTTTTACCTTCCCATGTTTTTCTTTTCACGCAATAGACAACGTAGAGCAAATATGAAATAATAGTAAAATCATAAGCTCCAATAATAAATGATTTTGATAGCACGTAAGCAAATGGTGCTATGATGATATAATCAAACCACCTAATCATACGCCAACTCCCTGTACTAACTTATTTATATCGATAACTCCATAGTTGATACTGTAGACTACCAACAGCACGAACACTATAAGAAGAGCGTATCGATACATCAAACCGACGATCGATACGAAAGTGCCTACGAGCAATGCGCCAGCTACCGCGAAGAAGAGGAGTTGAAGAAATAGCGGCGTCATTGCTTGTAGTTCGGATGGACTAGGCATTACTAAAATGCCCGTCCAAAACTGTTTCGGCTTCGCCGGAAGTGGCATAGTAGCCGGTGTATCTGTCGTAGGGCTGAATAAAACCTTCACTATTATCGATTGCACCTACGTACCAACCAGCTGCAGAAGCCATGACAATAGGCTCGGAAACTCCATTGTCAAACTTAATATCTTTGATTGCTTTTAAAATTTTCATAATTTACTCCTCAGTTTCGCTTATAAATTCTTTGGGGCCGTTGTCAATACCATCCTCCTTACCGACCTATCGGCCCCATGGTAAGGAGGGGAACGTTTTATACTCCGCCGCTGATTCCCTGGGTAGTTCCGTACCTGTAAATCCCGATGTGCTTCTCGTCATCTCGTTGTCCATCACACATCCTGCCGGTTACCTTCGCTATGTCATTGATTTTCTCCACTTTTGTTTTCATTTCTTTTTCCATTTTATAGATATATTATACCATACTTTTAAGCAAATGTAAAGGACTTTTTTCACTTTTTTTGAATTATTTTTTCAATTACATTTAATGGCAATTCGTCTTTCAAAGCTTGATTTACTCTTTTATACTCTTCTAGTAATTCAGTCAACTCTTTGATGCGCTTATATAGCGTGTACTTTTCTTTAGTTTCCTCAGCTATTTGTTTTTTTAAGAGTTCTATCTCGGCCAGTCCTCTGTAACCGTATTCTGTTGCTCCTTCAGCTAGCATTTTTATACTCCTCCAGTAATACTTCTTGCATTTTATATGCTTCTTTTTCCCATGGCTTATCAAGATAGTTCATGTCAGTTTCGTAAGCCACCTTTTTGTACATTTGAACACAACCACAATCGTGTAGTTCTTTCTTAACGTACTGCTTGACGTGTACCAATTCGTGTAGTACACAAGTAATAAAATCGTCACCAGTAATTTTGTTATCTATTTCTATTTCATATAGACCATCATCACAGTCCATACAGAAACCCTGTGCCCCATCTATACTCTTGATGTTGACATCTATTTCTATTTCTTTTTTTGGAGAGAACTTGTACCTTTGCGCCACGAAATAGCAAAGATCTTCGGCTAGTTGCCTTTTCTGTGCGGTTCCGCCTTGTACATTAACTAATAACATCTTGTGTCCTCTTCATTTTATAGTTATATTATACCATAAAAAAACAAGAATGTAAACAAAAAAATCACCTCAAAGTGAATTTTTTTTAAGTCATTACGGCCTTACTAGAATAAGTGATTACTTCAACATTATCAGGAACTTGGAACTTTATCGCATCATGTATATGATGTAGAACAAAGGTAGTGTCTGGAAACTCTTTGAACATGTTTTGCCATACTGGTCTCCAGTTATTGGCTAATCTATTTGTGTTCATATTACCTCTATCAGATCCAAGATAAAAATCAGAACAGCTTCTTAGATTAAAATCAAACATAGAATCGAATCCATACAAATGTATTTCTTCTGCTTTAACTTTATTAGCGGCATAATGTACTGCCATATGACCGCAATTAAAATCAGTGTAGTTTGCAACGTAATTTGGAAGGACCGTGTAAAACTCTTTAACTTGATGAGAGTGTTTAATAAAGAAAGAAGGCTGTTGATCCATCCATATCTTTGGCCTCATGCCTAATATCCAGTCTCCCGGTATATCTAAGGAACCTTCATGTAATGCTCTCATCATTTTAAAATCTACCATGATAGTACCATAAGCTCCAGCCACTGGCCATGGTGGAATATTACATGTTAGTTTCATTCCAGTCCGATGTTCTTTGTGAAATAAAGATGCTTGGTCGCCGTTACCAATTACGTGTACAACTTTCTTCATAACATATTCCTAATTCTATCTTTACCTTTTTGGCCGGTCCAATGCATGATACTTACCGGTCCTTTATAACTATCGTGTTCAACTTGTAACCTCATAACATTATATCTATTAGGCAAGTCAGCGATGTTACCGATCTTAGTTATAGGATTAAGTATCGAATGTAAAGTTTCTTGGTCTCCTACCGTAGGATTTTCTTTTACGGCCTTTACCCATTGATATAGTATTGGTGGTTTGTTTACGAAACCAACGACACCAGAGTTATGCCAAACCTCTCCTCGCCTTTGAGTCCATGGTTTATCTTCTACCATATAAAGTTTATTTTCTTTAATAAGATCAAATATATCAGATACGTCTTCTTTGATCTGGCAGTCGGTATCTATCCAAACTGTTTTCTTTGCTGGACACTTTAGCATAGATAATGGTTTCTTGAACCAGCCTTTTTCTTCTGCTGAAGTTAAGTCCATGATTGCGTGAGCATGATCTTTAACTAGATTTAAGCCTTCTTTAGTTAAGCCAAAGTTAGCGAACACTAGTGGTACATTAACATGTTGTTTGTAATTATTTAAGAACCACGGAAGAATCCATTCATGTCCTTTATCGCAACCTGTGACAAAAGCCTCATCATATAATTTCATAAGTTTCACCATAATTGTGTTTTGCTAAACAGCCTTCTTGTCTTTGAATCGTAGTAAATGAGTCATTAGCTTCTACTGACCATGGATAAGTTTCTCCTAAATGATACTGAAATTTATCTACGTGAATAAACACGTCAGTAGGACCAGCTGTATGTTTAGCTTCGTCAATTAACATTTGAGCGCCTTTTGGTGTTACTCTGTATCCGTGAGCGCCAGGGAAGTATCTTTTTGAAGTTAGTGGACCTTCACCTAAGAAAGTTGGAATGTTAAATTTTCCATAGGAAGGCTTTCCAACTGATAAGATATCGTAATTAGTCATGTCTGGAAGTTTATTGAGAATCACTGCATCGTGTTCAAATATAAAAGTTGGAGTGTTATTAGCCACAGTAAGTTTCCATAAATGAAAATGACTTAGAAATCCAGATATGCAGTTTCCGGTTCTGCTGTATTTTTCTTCAAATCCTTTTAGTGGTAAATCATTAGTGATCGCCACTTCTTCTGGATTGCAATTATCTGGTGTAAAAGCTTTAAACATCAATATATTATATCCAAGCTTCTTTCCACTTTCAATACATCTTCTCGCAACCTGAGTAGATCTTTCGTTGTCCATCATAGTGATTACATAGTAATTTGTCATAGCGTTGTCGTTGACCTCAATCCTTGAATTGTAGAGTAAAAGTTTCGTGTAACACCTAATGTAGATATTAACTGTTTACACATAAGTGCGTCGTTTGGCCACATCCCGTGTTCCCTTGTAAGTTCAATCATCTTTTTAGCTCCAGATGGTTTGATTACGTAAGCAGAATTACCAGCCAATCCTTGAGGTACGTGTACTTCATCGATGGTTGGAACTGGCTGAATTTTTTCTGGATTTTTAAGAATCAAATCGTGATATAACTTAGACTTTCTAGTAGCCATAGAAGGATCATTAATACCAATAATATCGAATGAACACTTGTCAAAAGTTTTTACACTGGGTAACTGTTTTATAAGCTTGGCGTCATGTTCAAATATTAAAATCATCTCGTCTAATTTTATACATTTTTGCCAAAGATACCAGTGACTCATGAAACAAGAAATTCTTGCTAGTCTATTTGTGGTTGGATACGCTTTTTTGGTAAGTCCACTTTTTATATCTATTACTTCACCTTCCCACGGATAGTTCCAAATCAATCCATTTCCAGCGCAGTATCCTTCAACTTTGTCTAAAGGAGTCGCATAGTGTTTTTCAAGTGAAGAATATTCGTATCCATAAGATCCCCACGTTCTTTTAAGTTCTTCAAATCCAGCTTCTGATATTTTGTTGTCTTTAACAACTATGGCAAATGACTTCATCTTTTTTCTCTGCGTAGTATTTTCCAATACAGTATCTTTTAAGATTTTCGAAGTTGTTAGTATTATCTATAATCACGTCAAATCTTGGCTTATTCCATATCTCACGCATAATTTTATCTACTGCTTTGCGATCGTCAGGATCGCATCTTGACCAAAATAATCTTTTGTCATCTAAAAAACTATAGTTAACTGGTTGCGAATTGTTAAAACTATCTATGCAATAGATATTCGAATTTTTCAAGTACTTAAGCCAAACTTGTAGTGTGGTGTCCATTCCTACTTGTAGTAAATTGATAGGATATATTTTGTGTTTAAATAATTCTCTCTCATAGTAATAAACATGAGGTCTTTTAGATTTGTATCTCTTAAACAAAGTGTCAAGCATTTATCTATCTACAAATCTTTCGATGGCGGCACCACCATAAACGCAATGGTGATTATCATTATTACTTAGTACCTGATACCAACCAAACTCGCAAGGCAAGAGTCCTTTCATTCTATGAAGTAGCTTGACTCTGACTGGATCAAATATTTTTCTAGGGTGTATTATTAAATTATCATTTAGCCAATAAGACCAATCTCGACTCCAACTTTTATCCGTGTTTTCATCGATATACATGTGATCTATGTCTCTAAATTTGTTTACGTCTATCCATCTACTACCTCTTATAGCAAACCCTATGGCTTGTTGATTGTTATACGAGTCTTGTAAGTATTTTTCAAAGTTGACTTTTATCGATGTGTAGGTGTCCCATCTAGCTCTAATGATCATGTCATATTCTTCTGGTAAATCTTCTACTTGATAGGCGTGAGCTATAATTTGTTTTGTAGCGTTAAGTAGTTTCTGTTGACTAGACAAAGGACCTTTTCTTAAAAAGTCTTCTTTGTAAGCTTTATATTTTGGAGCCTTACATGCAGTGACGCACTCACTCCATGGATTGTAATGCATCTTAGGTTCTGGATACGTAGAAGCTTTAAGGCTTTCAGATATTCCATTGCTAGTTTCATTCCAAGTTGAATAAAAGAAATCAGCTCCTTCAAACGCCATTTCTAAGTGCTCAATATTTCTTTTAACTCTTCCTCTAGGAACTCCTGATATGCACACTGCTATTTTCATGATATTTCGTCTAGCCTTTCTAACCATTCGCTTTCAACTAAAGCATCTAGTTCTTCTGGTGTACCCATGCCGATCATATGATCGACAGGGTATATTCCAACTGGATACGAAATATAATTATAAGTTGGAGCGAGATAGAACTCTCCATTAGTTCTATCATCGTTATCCATTTGCTTAGCATGAGCCGCGCACCATCCAGATTCGCTACCAAAGTAGTAAACTCCAACAGTAGCTATATTAGATATTAGTTTCTTTTCTGCTAGTTCTAGTACTTCGTTATTTTCGTTTACTCTTACATAACTATGAATAGGCTCTTCATGCTTAGGAATAAAAGTAGGAATAATTCCACCTTCAAATTTTCCACTAGCGCACAAGCCGTTAAATCCTAAGTCGTCCCAAACCATAAGCTGATCACAATTTGCGACCATCATAGGTTCGTTACTAAATACACTAGTAGCTAGTCTTACCGTACATGCGGCACCTTCAGTTAGTCCAGGGGTAATAATTATCTTAGCATTCGGCTGATGCTCGATAATTCTCTTATCTATCTCGTAGTCAGTTACATGATCTTGCCGTACTATACAAACAGGATCAACGTCCATTCCAAGATTATCGATTACTCTTTTAAACATCGGCTTACCCTTAATATCAATCAAGGGTTTTGGCCTATTGTAGCCTGCGTCGAAGAATCTTTGACCATTGCCGGCCATTGGCATAATTAGTTTTAAACTCATAGTCTTACCTTTCACTTCAATTAAATCATCACGTTGTATAGGATTATGAATCAAGACTTCTTCTCATCTCATATACTTTTTCGTATATAGTTTCTCCAGTATGGAGCCAGCCTCCTATTGAAGCCATAAAGTCATTACCAATTCTCTCTCGTATTTCTTGAGCGAGTACGGGATTCATTCCACAACTTAGCGATGGGATTGTATTGTGTTGTTTGCATATGTCAATCGCCCTAAGAGTTTCTTCCTCGCTCTCGCCTTCAGGATAATATCCACCTAACATTCCTACGTGCATACTATCTACTCCAGCCATACAGCCTAACTTAGCCAAAACCGGCCAAGCTATCGAGTATTTATTACTCGGATCTGTTAAAATTCTAATTCCAGATCTTTGATAGTGACATGGAATACTCATATCTCTAGCAGAGGTATATGCACCTAGGCCAGACCAAAAGTTGATATGAACACCTCCCATTACATTTTCTTTTAGACCTGTATGATAATCAATTATCTTTAAGTTAGCAATAAGATCTAACGGATCTGCGTTTATACAATAAGCGTAGAATCCTTTCCAGTCACAAGTTGTTTTAAGTGTTTCAATTACTTCCACTCTTTCATGAAGTGGCAGGTATGAATTATCTGCCATGATTTCATCTTCTTTAATAAAATCAGCTCCACCGTCCATCATTTGTTTTACTATTTCAGTAAGCTGATCTTTTGTAAGTCCTGACTTTGGTTTTACGATAGCCCCAAATAGTGGCCTTTCCTCAGCACCAGTTCTTTTTTTCAAGCCTGACATTCCTAGCACTGGCTCCTTAACTGGAACTTCAATACTGATA